AAGAGTAGTATTGAGTTTCGGAAATATTGTAAAAAACTCCTGCTGGAAGACCAACAAGAGTTTATACGTATTGTTAAAAAGGGTAAGAAATAGTCTTTACTTCTCTTCTTTATCCTTCTTTTTCTTATTATCTTTCTTTTTATCTTTTCCAGGAATTGGTGGAAGCTTTGGCACTTTCTTATTATCTTTCTTTTTATCTTTTCCAGGAATTGGTGGAAGCTTTGGCACTTTCTTATTATCTTTCTTTTTATCTTTTCCAGGAATTGGTGGAGGCGCTTTAGGCCCATCTTTCTTTTTAGCAGAATTTTTCCTTATTTTATCAATATTCTTGTTCATGTTATCGATATCTTTCTGGGCCTTCTTCATCGTGTCGTCATTCTGCTTTTTCATTTCGTCCTCAGTATCTTTGATTGCCTTTTTCTGATCGTCTCCTGCTGCTTTTATCTTTTTATCATTATCTTTGTTGATTTTATCAGCTGCTGCTTTTTGCTTTTTAGGATCTGGCTTCGGAGTATCGTCAGTATCTTCTGCACTTTTAGCTTTTGTATCTCCAACTTCTGGCTCTTTTTTCGGAGTCTCTTCTTTTTGTGCTTCACCGTCTTTTTTAGCCTGATCTTTTTTCATTTTTGCAATTGCATCTTTATTTTCATCAGCTAATTTTTTAGTAGCAGCAACCTGATCTTTAAGTTGTTTTTGTAGTGATGCTATTCTTTTTGAATTGTCTGCACCGCCCTTTGCTAAAACTTTAGCAACTTCCATTTCACCCTGAATTCTATAAGTTGATTTGACTCTTTGACTCATGGGCCCTTCAGCCATTTGGTCTATTTGACCTTCTATTTTATCGATAGTCTCTTTAAATTTGTCTATTTTTTTATCTAGTTTTTCTTTTTGCTCTGGTTCAACTTCTTTTTTCTGAATGTCTGTTTTTGCTTTTTGCAGTTTAATTGCGTTTGCCTTTACCTGGTTACTTTTAATTTTTCTAGACCTCATAAAATCTTTTATAAAATCTACAGTTGCGCCTCCAGCCGCTGCAAGGGCTCCAGCTTCATTTAATTTTTCACTTTCAATAGACTTTAAATCTTCTTCAATGCCATCTTCTAATTCTTTTAGTTTATCTAAAATAGTATCTATTTCCATAGAAAGGTCAGTTTCCGGTGCTGAAGTCTCTATATCTTGTTTCGGGGCTTCATGTTGTTGCATTTCATTTTCAATAAAAATATTCCATTCATTCAAAGACTTTATTTTTTTAGTTATTTTCATATTATAAGATTTGCTTTCAAGTTTTTTATTAGGATTTTTTATAGCATCTAACTCTTTTTGTTTTGTTGCTATTTTTTTGACATAGTCTTTTCTTTCTTTTTCATTTCCTTCTGCAGATGCAAGTTCTTCTGCTTTCTTTAACACCTCTATTTCCGCATCTAGTAAATCATCCTTGTCTGGGTCTTTCGTGCTTTTTACATCAGATAAATCTTTTTTAGCATCTTCAAGTTCATTTTTGATTTTTTCAATATCTTCTTCAGTTGATTTAGTTTGAACTTTTGATAAAAATTCTTTTTGACCTTTATCAAGAGATTCTTTATACTCCTTATCAGCATCTTTAAGTTTTGAATAGTCTTTACCGCCGGTAATTGCTTCGTAATACTCATCTGACATGGCAGACATGGCTTTACTTGCATTTTTTGCTAATTTTTTTAATTCTTCTTTTTGTGAATTTGTTATTGAATCCTTCATCTCTAATGCGCCATAGGTTGCCGACCAATCACTTAAAGCATTATCTAATTCAACTTTTGCATTTTTTGCATCATCAAGATTAGGAAATTCATTTTTTAATTCACTCTCTTCTTTTTCTAATTCTTTATCTAATTCTTCTGCTTTTTTAAGTCTTTCTGTTATTGATAAACCCCGTTTCTTCCACTCTTCTTCCATCTTAGCTTTTTGGGCTTTCCTATTAGCCATAATCGCCTTGATATCTTCATCTTTTTCAACATATTGCTGAATTTGTTTAAGTTCATATTTTAGGGTTTTGTCATATATTTTTCGGTCTTCATCAATTTTCCATTGTTCCCAAGCAGCAAGAACACCACCTAATCCTTGCCGACCTGCGATTTTATTAAAAAATTCTGAAGGGTCCCATTTTTCTTCTTTCTTTTTCCATACTCTATCCCAATCTTCTATTTTACGGTCTAAGTCTAATTGCTCTTTATCCTGTTTCTGCTTTAGTTTTTCTTTTACAGCAGCTTCTACCTTTTTAATTTTTTCATCTTTAACTTTATCAAGATTTGTAAGTGTTTTATCACCACTTAGTTCAGATTGAGATTTACCGACTTTAGCAGCGTATGCTGCTTTTTTCTTTTTAACTTCTGCTTTTACTTTATCTATAAGTTTTCCAGCAAGTTTTTTAATATTTTCTGACTCTTCTGCTGCATATTTTTTAGTTAGTACTTTCTTATCAGCCACCAACATTTCTCTTTTAGGCTTCTCTTTAGAATAATATGCTTCTTTTTTTGCTAAACGAATTCTTGCTCTTGTTTTGGCAATAAAAACAAATACAGCTACTACAACCACAGCCTGAGCTGCTTTACCTGCAGCATATCCTTTTTTCTCTGATTCGGTGTCTTCATTTATCGGTATAACGTCTTCGTTATTTTCTAAAATAATATCTTCTTCAAAATATTCTTTTAATAAATGTATCTTCTTTGATAATTTCATACGGATTTTATTTATTTGTTTATATATCCTATTATTTCACGCAAAAAAAGGGAAACTTGCGTTTCCCTTTTATATCTTAAAACTATTTAAAGTTTATTAAGCGATGTTAATTAAGTCAGAACCACCACCAGATACTGAAATTGCGAATTTCGAGTATTGTGTTTCTGGGTGGAATCCAGCTTCAACGATTCTGAATCTAGATTTAACAGCTACTTTAGGAGCCATAGTTCCTTCAGCAATTGTTTGTACTGATTCTGCCATTAAATAAGGCATGAATACTAATCCAGGTCCGTTACCATCTCCTTTTCTACCAACTAATACTTCGTTGTATGACCAAGCCCATTTTGGGTTAGTATAAACTTGTACACCAGCTACAGAACCTACAGGATAAATAGCACCTGCTGATTGGTTTGCTGTGTTAGCGAATGGGTTAGGAACAAATCCTGAAACCGCTTGAATTAATGTAGCAACTTGTGGTCCAACTACAGCGAAGTTACCAGCACCTCTTCTACCTCTGTTAGCAATTAAGTTAGCAGCAGCAAGAATACCTGTTAATACTTTTCTGTGTTGTGAACCTTCAGTAGCACCACCAGCTGCAGATGCAACAGGTACTAAAGATACATCTAATGATACACCTGAAGCAGTCATGTTTGCTGCAGCAAGAGTATCGATGTTGTTGATAATTAAATCGTTAATTGTTTGAGTAAGTTCGTTAGTTAATACAGCCTCAACTTGAGCAACTGCATCTACACCGAATTGCTTTAAATCTTGTACTTGCTCTCTAGTAACGGCAGCAGCAACTTGATAAGTTCTAGCGTCTACTGATTTACTGAACAATGAAAGACCCATTACTTTGTCCGGAGTCGATTCACCAACTTCTCTTGTGAATGGAGTTCCATCATCATTTCCAACGAATCCAGGGATATGGTCGTCTAATGCAGCAACTAACTCAGCATCAGCATAAGTTACAGTTACAATACCAGCAGCTGTAGTAGTAGCTCCGATTTTGATGATGTTTTTTCCATCAATTCTAGATGTACCTACAAGTGTATCACCAGCAGCTGCAGCATCTGCAGTTTTGATGTAAGTAGGTAATACAGTACCGTCAGCACCGCCACCGCCACCGATAGCACCACCTTCGTATACGAAGTCTAGATAAGATAAAAGACCCATAGGTCCAGCCATTGGTACAACTGGTACTAAGTCTAATCCGATTGTTTGAGCTGCAACTTGCATCGCTAAAGGAAGTAAAGTTGGAGCTTTGTCTCCTGAACCATCAGCTGCACCGTCAAAGTTTGATGGGAATGCTACTGCACCCATACCTGTTAAGTTCATTCCTGGGTTAAGGGACATGATGTTTGCGTCTTCGTAAAGTTTGTGATTGTGACAGTACTCAGACATCCATGATAATTTTTCAGCGTCTTTGATACCAGTTGCCGATTCGATAATCGGTGACCATGTATCTCTAATTTCCGCTTCGTTAATTAAATTTGCCATTTTGTTAAATTTATTTTTTTGCGTTTTTGTTTTCGACTTATTTATATGGCTTTCTGCTTCTTTAACCAAGTTGTCGAATAGGTATTATATATCTTTTTATTTTTCATTAAAATACTACGTTAATATTATATAACTAGATTCATATAATAAAATGGTACATTTTTTAAATAAAAGTAGAGTATTTGATTATCAGATTATTTTTTATTTCTTTTAATCCATTGAATATACCATACTAGGTTTCCTGCAAAACCACCATATGCCGCGATGAAAGTTGCTATTTTAAGATACAATGTATCTAAATATCCGTTCATTAACCAAAAAGGCCAAAGAATAGAAAATCCTAAACATAGAAGTAATGGTAATAAGTGAAATGCGTGCTTAATCATATTATTGTTTTTTTAGTATATATCTTTCTGGAAGCACAAAAAAGCCCAGTAATTACTGGGCTTTAAAAAACAAAAATAGAATTTTATTACTTATTAAATCTTTTTGATAATGCTTCTTGAACACCATCTAAATTATAAGGTAATGTTTTTTCTTCTTTTTTACTTTCGTTAATCATCTCTACTTTTTCCATTACTGGTGCAATTTCTCTAAGGTCTCTAGTTTGCCAGAAGTTTCTTACTTGATATTCTGTTTCTAATTTACGAGTCTTAGATTGAGCAGTGATTTGTTTTTTCTTAGATTCTGAAAGTGAATTCCATTTATCTTTATATTCTACTGGCATTGCAGTAATAAATAAAGGTTCGTTTGAAACGTTTCCTGATACTTCATTAACGTTTTCAATAATTCTAGTTATTTGAGATTCAGTTAAAAATCCTGAAGTCTCAATTGATTTTCTAGCTTCAGTCTTAGAATTTTCATCTAATTGGTTATATTTTTCAGCTGTTGCTGAACTAACTAATTTAAAGAAATGCGGATCTTCGTTTTGTTTAGCTGATGCTTTTTCTAATAAATCTGTTAACTTGCTAGAAATTTCATTTTTATATGATTCTAATGGGTCATCTGCGCCGTCTTTACCTGAGTTTTTAGGAACATCTTTATCAGCTTCTTCTTTCTCTTCTGGTTCAGTAACGTCTTTTAACTCATTATCTAAATCTTCTTTTTCTTGTCCAGCTCCACCATCAGCTCTGTTAGCTTCTCCAGAGTTGTCTCCAACTTTTTCTAATTCGTTGTCCTCATCAGACTCATCGAATTCTTTTGCAGTAACATCATCACCTTCAATTACTAAATTTTCGTTGATAGATTCTGCGATATAATTAGCGTATTCACTTACGTTCTGTACATTACCTCTTAAGTATTCAACATACTCTAATAATTTTTCAGTAGTTTCAGCACCTTCATTATAAGATTCTGCAACGTAGTTAGCGTAATCTTTTAAAGAAGTTAAAGATTCTGCAACATGCTCAGTATATCCAATTCCTTGGTCTACTTTTTCTGCAATGTATTCGCCATACTGAATTCCTTGGTCTGCTTTTTCAGCAACATGCTCAGTGTAAGAGATGTTCTGGTCTGTTTTTTCTGCAACATATTTAACATATTCAGTTAAATTGTTTAATTGTTCAACAATACTGTCGTTATGTGCTGTTACAGTTTCGATAGTTTCGTTAGTTTCGTTAGAACCATCATTTGATTTTTCTGTCATTTCAGAAATAACTGATTTTAAACCTTTAATCTGCTCAGCAAGATACTTTGTGTAGTTGTTGAAATCATCTGTTTTTACAAATTCTTCCATTGTTTTTTCGTTTTTATTTTCTATTATGTTTTGGTTTTTTGTTTCTTCTTTTCTTTTAAATACCTCGTAAATAAATAAATTTTCGTCATTTGAATAACCATAAGATTCATTTACTCGTGTTAATTCGGCATTTTGAAAACCTGGATCTGCAACAAGGTCATAAGTAAATAATTGCTTTATCTTTACTTTACCTCCTTCTGAAACTTCTCCAGCAGCTCTTGAGCTAATATGTAATGGTACTCCAGCATCGACAAGGGCTTTAGCCTGTCTTCCAGCATCAGTATCTAATAATCTGATTTTACCCTTTACTTGTTTATTATCTTTGTCATACCTTAGTTCTTCAATAACGTGAGATACGTTCTTTAAAGATATATCAAATTGTTGAGGGTGGTCTAATTCTCCTAATAGTTTAGATGAATTAATTTTGTTCTGCAATGATTCGATTTGTGGTAAATATTCTCCTTCTGTATAGATTCTGTTGTTTTTATTCTTAACATCTATCTCTCCAAAAGTACCTTCTAAAACATAGTCTTTATCTTCACCAGATTTAGTTAAAATTGATGAGGATTTTTCTACTATTAACAAATCAAACTTGCTTGTCTTGTCGATAAGTTTATCCATTTTTGTTTCTTATTTTTTGTATATATCTTTAATAAATTTCTATTTTTTAAATGCCTAAGTCTGCTAGTGGATCTTCTCCTCCTCCGTCGCCATCTCCAGAGTCTTTGTCATCATCGCCTCCACCTTCTTTCTTCTCTTCTTTTTCCTCTTCTTTATCATCTACTGCAACTTCAGTCATGTAATCTTGATAGTTTTTTACCATCTGACCCATTGTTTCGGTATCAAATTTAGTAGTTCCATATTTATCGTAGAAATACTTCTTAAAATCACCTTCAGTTGCGGATGCTATTATTTGACCTAAAATCTCTTGAGCTGATATTATTTTACCATCTGCTGTTTTTTGATCTGATACTTCAACTTTACTCTCATCTCCTGCTTTAATAGAAGATAAAGATTGTTTCTCCTCTTCGTTTATAGGACCAAAAACTCTTGTAAATTGCTCATACGATGTTATTCTTTGTAGTTTCATATTTTATATATCTTTTTTACATTGCCATTGGGTCTTCCGGCTCTGGAGCTTCTTCTTTTTCTCTTTCTTCTTTAGCTTTAGCTGCGGCATTTGCTGCAATGTCATCTGGACTTAATTGTAAATATCTATCAACTAAGAAGCCCATATCAAAGAAATATTCTTCTTCCATAGTTTCTTGATTTGTTGTCATTAAACTGTCTCTCATTGTTGAAACGAAGTCTAATCTTCTTTCCATGATTTCCATTTCTTTCAATGCTGCGAAATCATTATCTTTATAGTATCTTAATGCTACCTGTGTTTTAAATTGAGGGTCTTCAGAAAGGTCTTTATATTTAATACACATCTGTAAATAGAGTGGCTTAACAAGAATTTCTTGGAAAGCAGATCTTAGTCTTTTTACAAATTTGCTGAATTTGATTTCATCTCTAATCATACCATCTGCTGCCATGTTAAAGTCTCCTCCTCCATCTTCATATAAGAATCTTGAATAAGGTATTTTAGATACATGCTTCAGTTTATCTGAGAAATATTTAAGTGCTTCGGTATCTGAAAGATCTGGTCCTGAACTATCAAGTGTTTCAATTTCTGGACTATCACCATCTTTACTTGGTAACCAATACTCTTTATTAAATTGTAACATTGGCTGACCATTCGTCTGCATTGAAGCTGATTCCCAATCAAAGTCAACAACCTCTTTATATGAATTCATAAGTTGTGCAAGAGACTGTTTTGCTCTCGTTTTAGACTTACCACCTACAGGTATTACAAATTTCATTCTGAAAGAACTATTAGTTACAGCCCAAATTACTCTGGTGTGTTCCATAATTCTTAATAGGTTAAATGATCTGGTTAATCTTTCAACATAACTTACTCTAGATGCAGTTGTAATTGAAGAATACGAAAGATAAATGATTTGAGAATCATAAAGAGTTCTCTCTTTTACTGGATCGTCTTTAAACTGAATCCATACTTTTTTACCATCTTCTTTATTATATCCAGGTATAAGTGTAATAGGGTCTAGTTCTTTAAAACCTATAATCTCAGTCTGATCTGGTGAATAAATAATTTCAAATGCAAGATAACCATCAATTAACCATTTTCTAAAATAGTACCATGCTGATTGATCTGAATTAAAACCAAATGCGTGATATATTTGTCTAAAATATCTGTTAAGGTCTTTTTGAATACCATCAGAAACTTCAACTCCTAATATCTCAGGAGAACCAAAGAAATTCTTATTATCATAGACAATAGTTTCATCGCATAAAATATCTAAAATATCTTCTATTTCATCATTTACTGAAAATCTTCTAAGTTCTTCTCTTTTTACCTCATATTGCTGATCGAAAAAAGGAATGTTTTTCCTCATTGTAGTATCAGCCATAGATAAGGCAGCGAATGCTGCATACATGTCGTCATTATCAATCCCCATTGGGTTGATATCGCCATACCCAAATTTATCTTCAAGAGGACCAATTGCCTGTGATTGTCTAAGAATCAGATCATCATATCTCATTCCAAATGAGGATAATCTTTTCAGTGTGTTACTTAGACTAAAAGGTCTAGTATTGGTACTCCAAGGTCCATTTCTTGGGTCCTTATCTGCAAAACCTGCCATAATTTTTAATACTTTTTCAGTTTATATATTCTTTTTATTCTATCTCTTTTTAAATAACCTTTCCAATTCAGCATAAGAGGTTCCCTGTAAATCTGCAAAATCACACAATACTATTTTTGCCCAATTTTCATAACTAACAACTGCCTGGCCTGATTTACCACCAATTATATATTGTCTTAGTGCAAAATCATATCCGGGTCCTTTTAAAAAACCTTTCATATTTTCCCAAGTCATAGATAGGTGTTTCTGTTTTTTAACATTATTAGCAGCTCCACCCATTGTGTTATTTTTTATCTCAGCAGCAAACATACCATATACTTTATCTAATAAATCCTCTTTGACTGTATTTGGTAAAAGGTTCAAGTTAATTCCAACATCATTTGCTCCACTCGGATCTAATGCTAAAACTACTGGGTTTTTATCGTACCATGGAAGTGTTTTAGAGATGGGTGAATATCTAAAAACATATATCTTTCCAGGAAAGAACCTTTTAGAAGTAAAACTTGTGCCTTTTTCATTAACTGCGTTTCTGCCTTTTTCAAACCATTTCTCAGAAAAAGACCTTGCTGCTGATAAGCTTCCCTGTTCTTTAATTAATTTTTGTATGTCGCTTTTAACCTGACCCATTATTTAAGACTTTTTTCTGTCATAACTACAAATCTCCAACCTCTTGATTTGGCCCATTCTTTTGCATATTTATATTTATCTCTATTTTTTATAAACTGCTCTGCCAAAAACTTATAATTCTTAAGTGCTTGCTGGCTATTTTTTGTAGGGGGTTGTGGCTTTTTTATTTGCTCTTCTGGTTTAATTTCTATTAAAGTTTCTTCGAAGCCTTCATTCTTTTTAACTTTTATATAAAAGTCTGGGAAATATGAATGTTCTTTATTATCTAAGGAACTCCAATATTTTATTTCTACTGGTTCACTTGACCAAAAAACAATATCTTCTCTATTATCACACATCTTCATGAATTTTAGTTCCCATGAACTTCTGTAGATAATAGGGCCTTTACCAACATATTTATTTGGGTAAACAGGGTTATAGTAACCCTGATTCCAGTTAGAATTGCCAGAAGGCTTATTGTTTTTAATAGACATTTTAGATGTTGAACATTCCAGAATTTCCTGAATCGCTATCGCTTGAATTGATTCTATCCATTGAAAGAGTTCCTTTATATTTATGTGGGTGTAATTTATTCCAGCCTTTTGCATAACCTCTTTTTGCTATCTCAGTGTAGTATGCAAACGCATTAGGATATTTTGGCTTGTAACCTCTCCAATACTTTAAAAGGTCTAATAATGCGAATTGTAGACAGTCTTTTCTGTCATCTTCATTAGCGTACCTTAGTTTATTAATAGCCTTTTCAGCTAATAATTGTAGCATCTTTTGTGCTTCTCTTGTTAATTCATCGTTCTCTAGAGAAATAATAATTTGCTCTCTAAGGTCCTTGTTGTTTAAATAATTCTTTTTTCTGGGCATTGTGTCATTTTAGTGTATTTAATCTGTTATATCAAAAAAGGGCCAAATGTTTCATTTAGCCCTTTGTAGTAAGTTTATGTTGTGTTTATCTCCAACCCATCGCTGCGCCGAATTTACCATAATGTTTATCTAATGCTTTAAAAAGATATGTCAAACCTGGGTAATTTCCATCTTTAACTGAAATAATATTTTCGTGAAATTCATTTGACATCCAACCAATATCCATTGCCTTAACAGATTTATGTTCTTTTTGGGCTTTGTTAATATCCTTCCAAATTTTTTCAGTATCAGCCATGTCATTAAAGGCAATTTCAAATTCATCTCCTTTTTTAAACATATCATCTACGTGCTCCCATCGTGGTAAGGTGAATCGAATACCCTTTAATGTTCGAATATTAAATGCTTGGTCAAAATTTTCATTTATAAAACCTTCAAAATTATTTACATTTTTCATCTGTATATTATAGACTATTTTTTTAAATTGTTTCAGTATCTGCTAAAACTATTTCTCTTTTAGTAACTTTTACCGGAGAATCTCCAATAAAAACAGTAATAGATTCATCTTGCCCTGATGTTGTGTAACCTTCTGCGTCTACTTTGATTGCAGTTCCTTCAGCATGATTTTCAATTCCGTATTTAAGAGTTCCTGGTACATAACCATCAGCTCTGTCAACGTGGTCTTCTTCTAATTCTGCCTCGTTAGTTTTTTTTTCAGCTACTTCTTCGTCTTCAGTTTCTTCAACTTCTTCAGTTTCTTCAACTTCCTCTTCTTCAGATTCCATAGCTTCTTCAACTTCCTCTTCTTCGGATTCCATAGCTTCTTCAACTTCCTCTTCTTCAGATTCCATAGCTTCTTCAACTTCCTCTTCTTCAGATTCTTCAACTTCAGCTTCTTCTTTTTCAGCTACTTCTTTTGCACCTTCTTCTCCTTCGTCTTCAGGTACTTCTTTATCTGCTTCTTCTCCTTCTGCTTCTCTAGCCTCGTCAGAATCAACTTCTTTAGTTTCATCTTCTAATTCTTCTGGTTCGTTTCCTTCTCCCTCGTTTCCTTCTTTTATTTTAGAAATTTCTTCTTCTAATCTTTTGATTTCTGAATTAATTAAAGTATCAGCTTCTTTTATCTCTTCGATAGATTTATCAGCTTCTGCAATAATTCCTCTTTGGTCTTTTAAGAATGCTATCATTTGCTCTAAAATCTCTACTTTCTTGTGAGTTTCAGCTGCTTGAGCTCTATCACCTTCAAGTAATTCTGAAGCCATTACTAATTGATGACCTGTTTGTTCTTTAACATAATCAAAACATTCACCAGCTGTCATCTTTTCGAATTTATAGATTTTATTTGCTTCGTTAATTTTATATACGAAGAAATCTCCATTTTGTTCCATAACATAGCATTTAATCGTGCCTACTGAAACTTTAGTAGCAAAATCAAGTGATACAAATTTATCGTGATTTTTAGCTGCATTTTCAAATAAGTCAATCATTGGATTTAAAGAATAACTTACAAGTCCTGTTGCTAATAAGTGGTTTTTGAAACTTTCACTTAAAACTTCTGAATTAGAAATAAAGAATTTATTATCTTCTTTAGTGTATCTAAATCTAGAGATTCCATGATACCATGCAACTCCTTCATTTGTAACTTTAAATTTGTCAAGGGCTATAACTAAGTTTTTGAACTCATTTGGTGCCTTTGTAATTTCTGCTTCTGTAATCTCGTTTTCTTTTACTAAAAACGCCTTTCCATCTAAAGAGATGTAAGTTGATCCGTCTTCATTTACGTGAATAGGCGAGATAATGTTTTGTGTAACTTTTGCCATTTTAATATTATTTTATTTTTTTTATATATCTTTTAAATTTATTCATTTGTTTGTGTTTCGTCTATTTGGTTACCGTCGGTTAATCCACTAGTAAAACCAAACACTCTATTACCTGCATGTTGTTCTGTTTTAAAGTCTATCGAAGGCATAAATGAGTTTATTTCTAAACCAAATGTTATCTTATAATTTCCTTTATCGTCAAATCCAAATTCAACAGGTCTTTCATTAGAATATTCATCTGGCATAGCATAATAAGCTGCCATTCTATAAAGACCCTCATCTAAATGTCCTACTTCAACATTATATTGATTTGACTTATAAAGTCTTTTGATAATTTCTTCACTGCATTTAAAAATATCTAGTTGGCTTGAAAGTAATATTTCAACATCTACTCCGATAGTAATTGGAATAAGTTCAAATTCAGCTTGATACCCTTCTAATGTTCCCTGATCGCTCATCTTAGAAAAGTTACCTCTATTTCTTTTATTAACTAACTTTCCAGCATCTATTGACAGAGAGCTCATATTAATTACTCCTCTTGGGACTGGATCGTAATTACCATCTGCCTTTTCTGGTTCTGGTGCACAATCTAAGCCATTTGCTGTTGAAAATAAGAAACTATCTTTCAAGAAGTTTTCATCTCCAGTTATAGAATAATAAAATGGAACATCAACTAAAGACCTTGTTTCATTATCAAGTTGTCTCCAAAAAGTTACCTTTTTATTTAAGTCTGCTAACAAACCTACGATTAAATGCCTTACAACACTGTCGTCTTTATTGAATCTTAAGTTATAAGTTGCCATATTATCTTTTAATCGATCTTCTCTATTGTAAATTTAGAGAAGCCGTTTTCTCTATATATTTGTATTTTTTGGTCAAATATTTCATGTGGTAATTCAGTGTGGTTAATTACAAAAGTATTCAATCCATTCTCTTTAATAACCTCATTTAATATTTTAAGAATATTATAGACTCCGTCCTGATCTACTGAACTAAGTAACTCATCTAAGAACATAAGATTTAACTGAGGGAACCTTAGCTTCAATATCTTAATTATCGCTATAATAACTATAAAGTCAGCTTTCTTTCTCTCTCCAGTTGAGAGAGTTAACGGGTTAATGTCTTCTCCTAAGTGATTTACAATACAATTAAATTTCTCGTCGAATCTAATGTGAAATTGAAGGTGCATTGTTTGAGTCATCATTGCGATGTTTGCATTTAAACCTGGCAGAATAGTTTTAACTGCTAAGTTTTTCACTCCATTATCTCCTAAGATTTCTTCTAAAATAGACATGAAAGCATCTTGTTTTGCTACTTCGTTTTTCTTATCACTTTTTTCTTTTTCTGTCTTTTCAAATTCTTTGATAATTTGCTTAAGATGTTCAAATTGCTCAGAATTAGTAGTTGCATTTTTAATTTTAATCAACTCATCTTTAATATCTTTAATTGAGTACTTTAAATTATTTACCCTGCTATCTACCTTTTTTCTTTTTTCTTTTAAATCATCTAACTTTGAATTTGTATCTTTAATGGAAACTTTTAAACTTTCTATAGATTTTTCATTAGAAGACTTAGATATTTCAAATTCTGCAAATTTAGCAGTATGAAAAGAACTATCTAACGCTGTTTCACAGGTTGGACATGAGCCTTTCTTATACAATTCTATCTTTTCATCTAAATATCTATTTTCTCTAACAATATCGTTTTGTTCTTTTGTTTTACTGATAGAAAGTTTTTCAAATTCTTCTAATTTTCCATTAATTGAAGATTTTGCGCTGTTTAAAGATTGAATGTCTTCTCCATAAGATAGCAAAGTTTCTTTAAGTTCTTGTATTTTTTCTTTATCTTTTTTATTAGACTCTTCTACTAAATTATTAAGTTTATATTTTACAGAAGAAATAGATTCTAGTATTTGATTAAGTTCAGATTCATAAGAATCTACTTCCATTTTTATTTGCTTTCTATCTTCTTTAACATTTTTGAACATATCATTTAGAATAGAAAAACCAAACATCTTATCAATAATTTGTTTTTTATCACTTGATGACATTGTTAAAAAAGACTTAAAATCATTTATACTTAATATGATTATGTTCTTAAATACATGGTAAGGTATACCAAATATTTCTTCTTCTAAATATTCTTGAACTGATCTTTTTCCTGCTTTATCAAATTCAACGCCATTCATCATGACTTTAAATTTTCCTGGTGAAAGACCTCTCTCTATTACTACATTTATATCTTTACATTGTAGATTGATTTTTACCCACAATTCTTTATTAATTCTATTAGGCAAATCTGAAAGTTTTACACCTTCTACTTTTCCATAAAGAGCATATATGATGCTATTTGCTATAGTTGTCTTTCCGTTTCCATTTTTGCCTAAAGTTAAATAAAGTTCAGCTTCATCTTTGAATTCTATTTTTTGAATAGAATTACCGTAACTTGCAAAATTCTTAAATTCAATACTATTGATTTTCATGTTCTATGTCGTAATTGTTGGTACAGTTATTGTAAATATTTGCTATTTTTTCTAGTATTTTTTTCTTAGTATCTGAGTCGTATGTTGAGGAATCTACATACTTTTCGCATAGACCTAAAACACTGTAATTTTTTTGCATTTCATCTATTTCATCTAAATCATAAAGGTCTTTATCAATAAAGTTCTCTTCTTGGTAGATATTAGGCTCTATTCTTCTTCCAATCTTCTGTACTTTATTAATAAGATTCGAAAGAGAAGCATTTGACGCGATATCTGAAGGAACGTATAAATCTACAAAATTGTTTTTGATCTGCTCTTTAAAAGCTCCTAGATTCATATCATATAACATTTTTATATTGTATCTTAAGAATTTAGGGGAAGAATCATTTTCATAAAAAGTTTCTTCCATCGTTTCTAAATCTACAAGGTCAAATCCTTTAGAGTTATTCATATCAGATCTGGTCAATTGATAGGGAACTCCAACCATTAAAAGTTTATTCTTTTCTTGGCGATAATGAATATGTCCGCTATAGACTCTTGTATACTTATCATAAATATTACTTTCATTACCATGCATATTTTTGACTTTTGAATTCAAATATATTCCTTTAACCTCAGAATGACAAAATACAATTTCACTGGATGGAAAATCAGCAAGTGTTTCTGCTTCATGTGCTGAATCTCTTCTCCAAGGCATGAGAAGTATTTTTTTATCTAACCACTTATATTCTATAGGCTTTGTATAAACTTGAACGTTTGGAATCCATTTAAGACTGTCAATTGAAGTTATATCGTTTGTCTTTTTAGCCCATATATCGTGATTTCCACAAATAATATGTGTAGGTAATATCTTACCAAGTCTTTCGAATAAGTTTATAGCATAATTAAGTACCTTTATGTTGATACTTTGTCTATTATCAAAAGTGTCTCCTACTTGAACTAAGACGTCTCCTGGTTTATATTCCTTCTCTAATGTAGGTATAAATTCATTTTCAAAAAAGTCTTTTTGAATTTCTAACCATTCAAGAGAATTCGATCTTACTCCAAAATGAAGGTCGCCTAATATCCATACCCTTTTTACGGGCATATTTAATACCTGTTCGCTAATCATTTAAAAAAGTTTGTTTATATTTTTCTTTGAAAGAATTCCAGTTTTATTATCCAACTCAGCTATTAAACCTTCTTTAAATATGTTTGATAGTGAATTGTAAAATTTAGTAGGGTGAACATTAAAATACTCTGACATTTCAGAGAATATGTATATTCTAGAATATTTTTCTAATAATTCATCCATCATAAAACCATAAACTTCATTAATATCCATCTTCTTTAATTTGATAGCATTTGAAAACTCGTCTATCTCGTTAAATTTTTTAAATCTAGAGTTATTAATAAGTCCATGAATTTCTTTTTGTAGCATGTCTCGATAAATCACATCTTCTTCATCTGCACCTCCTAGACTAGGGTCTAAATTAAAAGATATTTTACCACCAAATTCTCCTTCAGGGGAATCAAAATTATTATCGAATATCTTGTCTGTCTTTTTTCTCATATCGCGTGAATGTTACTTGTTGTTATTTCGTCTGTTTCGTTTAATCTCAGATAGTTCCAATTGATATCAAGTTTACACTTGGTTCCTTTACCTTCACCATCTCTTATTTTTAATATTTTTAATCTATATTCATTGTTTGCTCGCATAATGTCATCTTGTATAATTCCTAACATAACATCTGCGGTATGTGAAAGACCTGCTGATTCAGCAATATCGTTCATTGTAATATCTGTTGAATTATATCCGTTTCTTGTAATTTGAGTAGCTGTAATTATCAACCAATTGTTTCTTACACCCATTGCTCTAAGGTCTTCAGCAATTTGCTTAATTTTCATATAAGTATTCTCACTATTAGGGTTTCTATAGTTCGCTAAGATATTTATATAGTCAATAACGACAGCTCCTAATTTGATTCCTTTCTCTTCTTCAATTTGAGCAAGATGTGCTTCAATATCTAAAACAGTTGCTTGTGAAGTTGGCATCTGCTTAATAAATAACTGGCCTGGTGGTGTAAAACCATTTCCTACAGTTTCTAATTTTCTTTTAATGTAATCTTTATTCTTAGACTTTTCAGTGTATTCATTGATTGGAATACCTAAGAGATTTGAACCTATTCTTTTTACAAATTTATGAGCTGCCATTTCCGCTGTAATTACCGCAGTATTTGTACCTTCTTTAACGAATTCAGCAGCATCATTTGCTAAATATATTGATTTACCAATGTTTTGCTCTCCAGCATATACTACCAAGTTACCACCTTTATCATAGCCACCTTCTAAAACTCTATCTAAGAAGTTATATCCAGAACTTATTTTTTCGGTGCTTTTTTGGTCATGAGATTCTACATCGAAGAAATCAAGACCAATATCACTATTAAAAGTAAGATTATTTCTTTCATTAATTAATGTCTTTACTTTAGAAATAATATGGTCTGTATTTTCTGGAGTTACTGAAGTTGTTTTTACAAATTCAATAGTATCATTTAAAGTGGTATCGAAGTTTCTCCATTTTATCCATGATTCTGCAGTAGATAACAACCATTCTTCATCATATTGGTCTAAGTCAACATCAAATATGATATTGATTATATTGTCGCTTATTCTATCTTTAGCTCCTGAAGCATTTTCTACTAATAATTTAAGTTGCTCTTTCTTTGGAGTTTCATTAAACTTATTATAGAATTTTAAGGAAAGGGTTGACAATATATCAATTTCTTCTGAAGAATAAAAACCTGACTTTATTGTAGTTAGGTATTTTGTTCTTTCTAAAGAAAGTCTAAAGAATATTTTTTCGTAATCTTGACTGAAGTTCATTATTCAAATGGGTTTTTAAGTATTTTAAATGATTCTTTTCCTGGGGTCTCGTTGATAGTTCTTATCCAGCCATCATCTATTAACTGTTGTAGAGAATTATCAATTTTTGTTTCATCTGTGCCTTCCGTTATTAAGTATCTAATAACAGCATGTCTGGTAAAGTTCCATTTGTTTTCTTGACCAACATGTGTTTTGATTTTTTCATAAAGTATATCGAAGCCATCAGGATACTCTGGAAGAGATTCATGAACGCCTAAGATATACTTTATGGGAAGTTTATCTTCGTCTATTTTTAAAATCATTATTCTGCTTCTTCTAAGATTTCATCAACATTTATATCCTGTACCATATCGCTATAGTTAAATATCGGTTGAATATGAGTATTGATTTTTTCTAAAACTTCTTTTGTAAAAACTTTTTCAGTAAAAAAGTCAGCATTTGAAACTGCAGTATCTAAGTGATCACATATCCAAGTTCTAGCTGTTTCTTTAGGTACTTTTTCGCCTTTTACAATAGTTCCTCTTGCTACTCCACAAATATCCCAAGTTGCATATTGCTCTAGACCTACATATCTATTCATTCCTTTTGTAAAGTGTAAGTGAAATTTGATTGGGGTTGGTTTTGCAAATCTGTTCTTATTTGGTTTTGCTGTAACAATAATTCCTGTTTTTTCAGTACCTTCTTTTAATTGTGCTTTATTTAAGAAAAGAACAATTGAAGCTGCGTATTCTGGTCCAGTTCCACCACCTGCAATTTGTTGCGCAATAAAACCTTGCGACATATATGTGTGGTTTGTGAATAAGAAAGGAATTTTCAAATCTGCCAATGGAGTCATTATAATTCTAAAAATTGATTTAAGAATTTTTGCTCTTGTCATATCTGCTTTTTCGCTTCCAGAAACAGCATCATTAATTTCTTTTTGAGTTGCCAAGTTACCAGCACTATCAAGAATAATCATTAACTTTGGAACTTCTCCACCAGCCGCTTTGACTTCTTGCATCTTTGTAGTAATTGTAGTTACTGAATGTCTAAATGCCTGAACAGTATTAATCGGTTGATAATTGACTTTACTCACATCAATTCCAAACTTTTTCATTAATTGTCTATCAACAGCCGCTTCAGAGTCATAGAAGACGACGCTGTAACCCATGTCTATTGCCCTTTTAACACTATTTAAAATAAGATAAGTTTTACCAGTACCTGAAGGTCCAGCAAGTGCGCAAGTTCGGCTGTTTGGCCATCCACCAAAAAGTGAACCACTTACACATGCATTAAGGTGATAGTTGCCAGTATCGATATATTCTGTTACCTCGCTAAAATCACTTTCTGACATAACGGACCCTAATGGGTTTATATCTGCTAATTCTGCGTTTAAGTCATTAAAACTAAATTCTTTTTTCTTTGCCATTTTATTTTTATTTTTTTTCTGATTTTCTAAGTTTCTCTAATTCTTCTAAAAGTTCTTTAGACCTTTTATTTAGAGTGTCCATAATTGTTTTAATTTCATCAAACTCTTTATGTAGTTTAATGTACCGATCCACCTTTCCTCTTTCTTCTTCGTTTAAATCTTCTAACATTTTATTTTTATTTTTTTAGAATAAAGCCGATGCATAAATTAAATTAGTATCTAATTCTTGCAGGCCAGTTGCTCTTAATACTCTGTTTATAGGGTCAATCATACATTTTTCAAATTGTGTATCATAGTCTATTTCTGGAGCTATTTCATAAGGATGGTCTCCTGGTAAATAAGCAAATGTGTCGCATATAGGATGCTTAGTATTATAGATTCTAAGCTTTTCACCATTTGCTATCATTTTATATTTGTTTTTGTATTTTGGGTTGTTATTCATTAAATAATTATAAAACCCAGCAGCCTTCACATTTGGAGGGCATTTAAGACCTATCTGAAATTCTTTGTGGTCATCTATTATATACTTATGTATGTTATTTGTTTTTCTATTAAAGCAAATATCATCTAAATCTACCAGTTTAAATTCTTTTTTACATTCTTTCATGAATGATACAATTTCTTGTAATTCATTAGGACCAGGTGTAACACCTTTACTAAAAAGTAAAGTCAATGCTTCAGTTAATTTCTTTCTAGCAAATAATGGAGTAGAACTTTGAATTGTATCATATCCTACGGTTTTTACTTTTTTAAGAGAAGGGTGTCTTTCATTTACAGGAAGTTTATCATCCCATGATACATCTTGTATGTATTTTTTCTTAGTCATAAAAATACCAGAATATGCTACTGATTCTAACTCAAACATTAAGAAGTTATCAGTGTTTCTTTCTTTAGCATATTTTTGCATTGCCATTGAAATATAGTCTTTGATTCTAAGATTGTATACTTCTAATGTAAACGTGGTTACGTCTAGTTTTTTAGATTCATCTAACCATTCAATGGATTCATACATTTCACCGAACTGAACATAATTACTATCAGTGTCAATATAAATTACTGAAGGTTTTACAAGTTTATTTTTTACTTTTATACCTAGTCTTTCATGTAATTTTAAATCCTTATGCCAAAACTCCGTAAAGTATTTGTTTAGAATACTTTCGGAGTAAAGGATTGCATCTTGACCTTGAAGTGTAATTGATTCAGCCATTTGAATGTCGAAGAAGTGAAACCACTTGTTACCAAATGCACCATAAATACTGTTAAGTGATAATTTAACTGACTGCTCAAATGCAGTGTATTTATTAGCAAGTACAGTATATTCTTTCTGTAACTGTTCTAACTCTTCGACAGTCATGCTGTCATAATCTACCGCCTCAATTACTTCTTCCATTTAGGCAGTTTTACATGTTGAAATTGTTAAAAGAGTTTCTGACTCAGTTGAATCAAATACAACTTTATTATTTGATACATGTACATTATATTCTTCTTTGTCTAGAAGAGCCAAGTATTTTTTATAAAGAGTTGCAGTACCATCTCCAGTTGCGCTTTGACTAATTACAACATTAAACGTTTTACCTTTAACTTGTACTCCAGTTCCATTTGAGTTAATATCAAACGTCTCTTCTTTCTCTAAATTAAACAAAGATTTCAATCTGTTGATTGAGTGATTGTCAATTGGGAATTGGAAGTCCATTTGGCTTCTTTCGAAGATACCTTCTATCTGCTCAGTAGTTAAATCTTGGTAACCAAGAGAAGGCTCTGAACATGCAAGTGTAATTTCTAATTCATCATTAAAGATTTTAAAAGTAGAAGCTACGAAGTCTTGTTCGTTTTGAATAAATTCAATTTCACAACGGATAGAGTCATGTTCGAATTGCTTAAATGCATCAATAATTCTGTTTGCATCAAAGAATGCTATTTTATACTCTTTGGAATTATCAGGGGTTGTAGCTCCGCCAAATAATGTGTCTACTGATACTGAATGATGTTTTACAGCATCTCTTTGTGGTAAATAACATGTTGAAATAACTTGATTATCTTTTATCTTAAAATAAATAAAAGAGTCGATTAATTTTAATCGATTAATAAAGCTAATAAAAGCATGCTGGTCAATTTTGTCAATTTCTAATTTCATTTCGATATAATTTTTATTTGTTAATTATATCATAAATTAGTGTTTTGTTTCAAAAATAGTTATGCTTCTTTGGGTGCTTCTTCGGGTGCTTCTTCAGGCTCTTCATTACCCTGTACCTCAGATAGAAGAGTTTCTATAATAGCAATATACGCTAAGTATTTAGCAACTGTTGCTGCTATCGAAATAATTGTACCGACCATTGGTATACCATGCAGCGCGAATTTTAATAATTTCTTACCAACTCCTTTAACTTCCATTTCTACAAGTATTCCAATAATAGTTGCAAGTGCAATAAATTTATAAGGACCTGGAGCTCCTGCTACTTCTGTTGCCCAAGCTGAAAACTTTTCTAAACCACCACCTACTAGTTTTTTTGTTTTATTTTTAACAGCATATAACTGTTTAAATGGAGGGTACTCATTAAGTTTGGCTGCTATTGTTGATATGAAAGGTATTTTGGCTCCTCCTCCTTCATTAACAAGTTCATCTAGGTTAATTTCACCGGATCTAATTGAATGTGCTATTCCCTCCGTAATCATTAATTCAAAATAAATTGGATTAAAAGATTCTTTTGTAGATTCTCCAGAATCTTTTGCAGCTTTTGACATTGCTCCTGCTGCTTCTTTTGAAAAACCACCAGCTACCCATTTTGCGGTTGCAGCCAGCATTGCCTTTCCGTTTTTAAGTTCTTCTGATAATTTTTTAGGGTCTTTTATTTGTCCAATTGCTTTACTTACCTTTTCTTTTCCTTTTGCAATTGCTTTTTGTGCAATTGCTTTACCTGCGTCAAGTGCTTTTTTGATAGCTTCCTGTATCTGCTTAATAACGGTCTTAATAACTTTAGATACGTCTCCACCAAATTTAATTATCTTTTCTTGAGCACCTGAAAGGGCATCTTTTCCCTTTTGTTTTATAGTTTCTTTGGCTTTTTGTAATTTTTCTTTTGCTATTTTAAATAAATTTTCATTTAGTTCTTCTTCTGTAAAATTAGAAAAACTTTCTAAAGTAAAATCATCAAAAATTCCAAGTTCTACCATATCTACAGCTTCTGTCAATATAGGCTTAACCTCTTCAAGTCTTTCGAATACAGAAATTGCTAAATCTCTCCTAGATCTGATTAATTGTTTTTCTAGTAAAAAGTCATTGTACCCTAAAATCATTATTAGTTTTTTATTTTTAATATGGTTTATATATCTATCAAAAAAAGGGAAGCGTAGCGATACTCTTCCCTTTTGTTCCGTAACTATAACGGTCCTAATGGCGACTCCAAAGAGTCGCATATTTTATCCGTCGCAGCTTAAACAAGCTTCATCAGTTGCTGATGCCGCGATATCTCCTCTTAATACTGATTCGGTTCTCATATAATAAAGAGTCTTGATTCCCTGCTTGTATGCTTCTAAATGTACTTTATTAATAAATTTAGGGGATGCTGTATTTGGAAATGCCAAATTAAGACTAACTGACTGATCGATATATTGCTGTCTAACTCCTGCCTGTCTTACTAATTCCAACTGATTGATTTCTTTAAAGGTTTTAAATACTTCCTTAGGTGAAACGAACATATCCTTTTTGATGTTATCTGACAAAGAATTATATTGCTTTAATGTTAATACTTCAAAATTTTCAGAATCTACATGAACTCCAGATGTCATCATATAATTATCTAATACACCAACATCTTGAATACTTCCATGGTCTTCTAGAATTTTAGACCAAACTTGAGAAGTATCATGTCCTATCTTTTGTAAGAATTTAACAAGAGACTGATTTTTTCTAATAAAGGTTCCTTTTGCAGTCTGTTCTGTAAATACATTAGCAGCCCATGGTTCGATTCCTGGACTTACATTTCCACTAAGTTTTGAATTGGTTACAGTTGGTGCCACAGCTCTTAAATGAGTATTTCTCATTCCAGTTCCAGCACACCAAAGAGGTTCGCCAAATTCTTCTGCTAATTGTCTACTTGCTGTTTCGCTTTCAATTTGTATTTGACTAAATATTTTTCGGGTTTCAAATTGAGCTGCTAACCCTTCGAATGGAATTCCTCTTTCTTGTAAATATGTATGCCATCCAAGAACTCCAAGACCCAATGCTCTACCTTTTTCAGCAGAACGAATTGCGTTTTCAAATCCTTGTCTAAATTTTGACTTTTGTATAAATTCTTCTAAAACTCCATCAAGAAACCAAGTTGCAGTTTGAATAACGTCCGTGTGTTTCCACTCATCATATTTTGCTAAATTCAAAGAACTTAAACAACATACAAAACTGTGATTTTCATCAGTATGTAATGCGATTTCGCTACAAATGTTAGTCATATAAACTTTAAGGCCATTTTTAACATAAGCCTCTGGGTTTGCTCTGTTAATATTTCCTTTATACATCATAAAAGGCTGACCGGTTGCTTTACGTTTTTTAACTACAGCAGCATATCTTTTTCTAGATTCTTTATCACCATTGTCTACTTTATCCATAAAGTCATCGGGAATTACAACACATTGTTGAACATTAAGGCATTGTCTATTTACATCTCCCTTTGGTTCTCTAATTTCTAACCAATCCCAAAAATCTTTATGTTCAATGTCTATATTTACAGATGCTGCTCCTCTTCTTACTGCTCCTTGATTTGTAGCAAGAATTGTAGAATCGTATATTTTACAAAATGGAACTACACCATCTGAAGTACCGTTATCTGTAATATCTGCACCTGCTGGTCTTATTTGATTTACTCCAATTCCTACTCCACCTCCATTTTTGGCAAGTAGCATCATTTCTAAGTTCTTTTTACCAATATCATGGATTGAATCAGCTACATCAATTCCAAAACATGAAATAGGAAGTCCTCTTTCTGTTCCAGTATTTGACAAAACAGGAGAGGCTAAATTTAACCAGCCTTTCCAAATATAATCAAAAAACTTACTAGCCATTTCAGGTTTTTTAAGTCTTCTTGCAATTGTTGTAGATACTCTCCAATATGCATCTTTCGGAGTTTCACCTTCTAATAAATATCCATTTGATATGGTCTTGACATATATTTCTGTATGTCCCCATACAGGATAATCGACTCCTTTTTCCCAACCTAATTGAGAAACTATAATATCGGTTTTAGTCTGTCTAGATATTAATTCAGTTTTTTTATCTAGTTCTTTTTTAAAAGATTCTTTTTGTTTTTGCATTTTATTAAATTATAGTTTATTTATTAGAATAAATCCTCTTCATCCCATACCTCATCTTCGCCTGCTTTAGAATAAGCAGTTGGTCTAATTGCAAAGAAATCTGCATGTTCTACTCCTCCTGTTAAATGATAGAACCAATCTAGTTCTTTTGCACTAATTGCATCAAATTCAAATACTGTTTCATATCCGATCTCTGCTAATTTTTCGTTTGCTCTTCTTTTAATAAAGTTTTTTAAGTCTTCTTTTTTAAGATTTTCTAAATCTCCTAACTCAAACATTTTATCAATAAAGTCCAATTCCATTTCTACCATTAATTTAGCAGCTTCTATTACATGCTCTTTATTCTCAGATCTTAAATCAGGGTATTCTTCACACATGTGATTAAATAATCTACAACCCATTTTAGAGTGAAGAGACTCATCTCTAACTGACCACTTCATTTGTTGTCCAATTCCTTTTAATAAGTTTCTCATTTGAAAACTATATAAAACTGCAAATGAACTATAAAGAGATACTCCTTCTGCAAAAGCTGAAAATATTGCCAAACTTCTTGCCACTTGATTCCTTGCAATTGTATTTGTAGCAATATCTTCATGGCTCCAATTAGCATCTACGCTTGAAAGGTGTTCAAACTTTTTAGCAATTGTAGGTTCGTGTAGAAATGCAGCAAAATTATCTAGTCCTAATGTTTCGTTTAAATAAGAATATGCAGTAGCATGAATAGTTTCTTGACTACCAAATATCATTGCCATTTGTTTTATCTCATGTTTTGGAAACCAATGCGTGACCATTGTGGTCCAATAATCAGATACTGCACATTCAGTCTGTGCAAAACCTAAAAGAATATTACCAACTAAATTTCTTTCAGCTGCAGTTAAATTCTCTTTCCAATCTTTAACATCACTCTGCATTGGAATTTCAGTATGTAACCAAAATGCTTGAGCCTGGGGTAACCAGCCTTCATTATAGTATTCAGGATATTCAAATGGTTTATATTCTATTCTTTCTTTAAATAAGTTCATATTTTTAAAATAATTTTAGTTAATTTCTAAAAAAAAGACAATAGCGTATTAATAGCATATATTGCCTTATTTGTCCAAAAAAAGGTCGATAGACCTTTGATTGTAAGTTTGTTTGTTAGATGAGTTATATATCACACATCAAATTAATTATGGGTTCTTTTTTAAATTAATTTTTTTTTGAACTGCTGCCGCCTTCTCAAAATATTCATAAGCTTTAGCCTTATATTCCTTTCTTTGACTATATAAGTCACTCTGTATCTGTTTCAATACAGACGGTTCATTTTTATAAACTACTCCATTTTCACAAACAATTACGTTTTTATCTTTTCTACGTTCTGCTACTTGCTCTTTTGGAATCTGCTCAATATATGAATCTGGTGAAATATTAAATTGTCGCATAATTGAAGGATACAGAGATGCAAAGTCAAATGCACTTACACCAGAATAGAAACCTGAAATTGGCTCTTTAACAAATGCTCCTGCATATTTACCTTCTTTAAGAACATCTTCTTTTCTTTCTGTTCCAATTCTCTTATTTTGATCCATTAATTTTCTAGCCATCAGTGCTTCAGTCATTGCAACTGGACTTGCTGCTTTATATAAGGGCATTTTTGTAATATTTGCCAATGTTAAAAGAACATCCATTGACTTTATTTTCTGGTCTATATAATATACCAAGATTGAATCGACTATGTTATAGTATACATATTTTCTATAATCATTTTCGTAAAGTTCCTGTAAGCCACCATTGTATTTAATCTTTTTAAGACCCACAATCTGACCTGAAACGAAATCAAGAGCATTTGATTCTCTAACTTTTACAGACTTATCATACTTATCATATAACTGCATGTAATCAAGAATTCCCATGTGTAGTGGTCTACCATCTACTCGGTCTACTTTACCAGTAACTGACATTTCACTAATATCAATTTGAAGTCTTTTACATCTGTTGACTATGTATTTCCAGTCATAATTAATAAAGTTCCATCCTGACATCATTGGAAACTTAGGCATAAATTTATGGATGAAATTATATACCATATCGTACTCATTATCGAACTTATAATAAGATATTGACCAATCAGAATCTAATGACTTAAAATAATCATTAGTATCTTCTTGAATACCTTTCATATCAAGGTCTTTTATTCCGAGTACAATTGCTTTCTTTTCTGGTGTAATGATAGAGAAATTAAGTATTCTTGTTTTGGCATCTTCTGCTTTTGGGAAGCCATCTACTATTTCAGTTTCAATATCTACGAAATAGGTTCTAGGGCTATTTGCTTCTAAAAGTTCTTCTTGGTCCTTTTTGGGCAAGCTTTCTATGAAATATACTAAACTAAATTTATTGAACCCTCTTTTTGAAGTAATCTTTTTAATAGGTCTGCCATCCCAATTTGTCAATTGTTTGTCTTTGTGCTTGTCTTTTTCATGTGTTACCACCCAATTTTCAAATTTGTCTATTGGGTATCTTTTAAAGGCGACCTTACCTTCTTTATCATAGTAGCTGATAATTACTTCGTTTTCTTTTTGTTCAATGTCTAATATCATATATTTAATTTTGCTTGCCCGGTTACATGGAGCTACCTACTAATATCCTCTTTTTTGTCTATTTACGTTCTCTTCTGCTTTTGCAAAGTAATAATTGTATGCTGTCTTTGCGTCGAGTCCAATAGAGGCTGCATAATTAATAAAGAAGTGTAGAATGTCTACCCATTCCATATACAATTCTTTTTTATCATCTTCAGTCATATCAGAAATCTTTAACTTCTCATATTTTGGAAAGTCTTTTTTCCAATATTTCCATACTGCATTTCCAGAACCATCTTTGATACCACCAAGAGCATCTGTCATTTCGTGAATTTCATCTACAACAGCATGCGTATTGCAATGCCAAAAGTCCATGATTTCTCTAATTGTCATATCTTCAAAGTTAAAACCATAAGTCTGCTCTTGCATTTTCTTTTGGTTTTCCATGATGTCTGCTAAGTGAGTTGTTGATTCTTCGTAAAAGTCTTTTACTTCTAAATCTTTACATTCGTTATCAATGTTTGCCATAATTTATTTTATTTAATAGTTATATAGGGTTCTAGTCGTTTGTTTCCTTTACGGACTCCCATTTTCCATCAGTTGTTAATTTAAAACTTCCAACATATTTTTGATTCCATTGAGAAGGTTCTATAATGCTTAAAAAGTCTCCAGTATCTTTTGTGTAAAGGTGATATATTTCTCCAGTTATTGGTTTAAAATTACAATCTGCATCATAAACCCTTTTAGTATTCTCCCAATGATTAATAAGTTCAAAATACTCATTTTTGATTTCGTTAAATTTTGCTTGAAAATATTTAGAAGCTTTAACGCTTTCATGATTATCAAAAATAACTGGTGAAAATGAGGGAGCGCTTGCTGTTGTTGGATATGCTTTTGTGTTAGCATCGTATTCTCCAGTTTCCTCATTAAATACAATATGATCTGGTTTTGGTGTTGAATTTTCCATCTATTTTTATAGATAAAAAAAGGGAACTGTTTAAGGTTCCCTTCTAATTAGTTTAATTTATTTTAAAAAGTATATGCAACGTCTGCTAATTCTATAATTCTTTTAAGGTTCTTAATACCTGAAGAATACTTTCCAGACTCATGGTCGTGATAACCAAAATTGTTATTAGGGTGATTAGTTCTTTGTTCTGGTGTTAAAGTAATTACACCTTCATATGGAGGTCCGAACATCGGTTCTCTATTAAAATATAACGGCTTTTTACCGTCGCATACTGCAATTATTGTATTTGCTGGAATTGTTCTAAGAAGATCGTTTTTTGTATATGGATTTTCTTTTTCTTCAGTTACCGCATATATTGCTAATTTTCCTTTTGCGCTACTTGGATCTGTTTGTTTACCTTTAGAAAAATCTTTACCGTATGTGTTTTTAAGACCTTCTTTTAAAGCCCATAATTCAAATGCAACGCTTTCTTCCTGGTATGAATTTGTAGCAGGTGTGCCAATTGTCATGTTCTTAATGTTCTCATTAATGAATTGTTCAAATAATTTAGTATGATTCATTTTAAATAAATTTTATTTTATATATCTAGAAAAGAGTTTGTTGTTGATAATTATTATTAAAAAAAGATTCCATTAATGCCCCATCTGCCCTGGCAACTTTTCTTCTATTAATTAAATGTGGGTTATTTCTAAGTCTATGGTAAACTCCATATTGACATAAGCCAACTTCGCATCCATAAACCTTTAAATCATTTTGCTCTTCGGCAAGAACTCGATTTCCATTGACAACGACATTATGTGTTGATGGGTGAAGATAGATTTCGCCAATAAGGTCTTTATAGTTTTCTCTAAACCAAATTACTCTATCTCCATAAGGAATTTTACAGCCTTCACCAAACATAATATCTAAAGTAAGTCTAGCACCAGGTCCTGGTACACAAAATCTTTCATCATGATTTATATCAATTGCTGGATTTACAGAGTTAGACGTTGAGCAGTGATAACCGTAATACTGTCCTACACCTTCAATGCTTGTGATAATATCATACATCTCTTTAAGTGATTTTACACCAGCCATTCTCCCTGTTATTCCTCTAGTTATAAAACTTGCTACCCATAATAAAATATTGATTTTATGTGCATCTCGTTCTTGATTTCTAGATTCAGCAACATAAGTATTTGCTGCTCCGAATAAACTTGTTCTTAATTCAGTAGTTCCATAAATAGGCAGACCTAATTCTACAGCATCTTCTAGATTTTTACGGATTGAGTTTTCATAATCTTTGTCAACTGCCAATCTTTTAAAATCTACTAATGCTTTTTTAGGGTCTCTTTCTCTAGTTAAAATCTGATGAATTCCTCTACCTCCATAAAAGTGAGAGATGATAGTGTTGCATATAATGTTATCAATATCCAAACCTGAATAAACAATGTTCTCCATGATATACCTCATCCTATCATCTAAAGTTAATTGAGGATGAAAGTATTCTACAGTTTCCCCTAAAGCGGCATTTCCGCCGCTATTATAGGTTTCATTTATACCGAGCTGCCAAAGAGCTCTCTCATTAACTTTATTAAAAAAGTAGCCAACATCTTTGACTACTTCCATATTAACTTGGTCTATCATATATTTTTATTTTTTGTACCAGCAGTCATATCCTGCTACGCTTTGAAAAACAATTACAGGTTCTACGCTACTACTTGAATATAAAGCGTCTAATCTATCTAGAGTAGGCTGTGCCAAATCTTTCATTTTACCCATGTGTAATTCTATAAACAAGAAATCTGGATGATAATTTAAAACATCTTCTATCAATTCATATTCTGCTCCTTCAACATCAATTTTTACAATATCTGGTTTGCATATATGTAAAAGGTCTTTGATGTTTAAGTTTTTAACATTTTCATAATTTTGATATCTACCAGTTCTTTTAATAATTGAGGTTGAACAGTGGTTTGATTTGCTCTGTCCTTTATAGATATCAAGTGAATCTGCTCTGCTTCCAGATACCGCACCGTGAATAACATTTACTTTGTCTTCATTTTGAAAACTTGTTTGCATTTTCAAAAAGTTTCTAGAATCACATTCAACAGTATATACTCTATATGCACCGCTATCTACTGCTAATTTAGCAAAACCACCAACATTACCACCAAGATCGAGACATATTTTATCTCTATAATCTACTTCTGGAATTTGATAGTGCTTGATACAGTCTGTTATCATACTTCTATCTACATCTTCGGTAGCGTTTAAGTATTTTACGTATTCTTTTCTTAAGTTTCTTTGTAATGTTGATAGTGCCATAATTTTTATTTTTGTACTAGATCTGATTTAATATGAACTACATCTAATTTTGGATGAGATGTTTTGATAATTTTAAGCTGAACTGGATCGTCTTCAAAAAATCTAACGATTTCATATCCATCACTTTTTAACCTTTCTAAAGTTTTTGCTTTATGAGTTCCAGAAAATCTTCTCGCTTTAAGTGTATGGTTTCCACGCTGCTCTAAAGTCATTGGGTTAAAGTATATAGGATTCGTAATTCCACGTTCCTTTAATACTTCCATAACTTCATCTTTCTCGTCTATACACCTACCAGTAATAATAAAATCTTGTGAACTTCGAGGAGTTATTCCGATTGAAATAACTCCGTCAAAATCATAAGCGTATTTTACCATGTGTTTATTTGCGTAATACTCATCTTCAATTTTAAGGTCATTGTTAGACACACCTTGAAGTAATTTTCTTAGAAATTTAAAACTCATTTTATACATTTTTTAGTTTTTAGAAACTTTTTCTTTTTCAGCTCTTATTTGCGATACTTTATTAGCAACAACCTGCTTTTTAGTAGTAGGTGTTAATTTTCTATTTGCTAAAGCTTCACATTCTTGAACAGCATCTGCAAACATCATTTGCTTTGGTGGAGTTTTTTGAGTGAATGCTGATGGACCTCTTAAGGCTCCAACGATTCCCATTTCTCTTGCAACTCTTACATATCTTAATGCGTCAATTACAACTCCTGCTGAGTTTGGACTGTCTTGAACAGATAGTTGAGCATCGAATAAAACGGGAGCTCCTCCAAATCCTTCAAGTTCTAATCTAAAGTTTGCTACTTTATTATCACCATAATATGCAATATATTCAGAAGGACCTGCATGTAAGAAACTATCTTCTGTTGAGATTCCTCTAATATCGTTCTGTGCTCTAATAACGTTCTCTTTAGAGATTTTCTTAGATTGTAGTCTTCCTTTATCTTCCATATTCAAGAAGTCAGTATTACCACCAACATTTCTTTGGATATGTGCCTTAACATCATGTCCTCTTTCAAATGCAAGTTCTTGTAACATTTGCGATAGAATAGATGCACCAAATTGGCTTCTCATATCATCTCCAACGATTGGAATTCCAGCATCAATAAATCTCTTTTCCCATGTTGGGTTAGAAGCAATAAATACAGGAATACAATTTACAAAACTTACTCCAGTTGCTAGACAAACTTCTGCCCAAAATTCTGTTGCTTTTTGAGAACCTACAGGAAGATAGTTGACTAATACTTCAACTTCATGTTTATTTACATAATTGATAATTCTTTCTTTCCATTCTTGTTCTTTAGATTTTGTCCAAGAAGTTCTATTCATTTCAGAACTGTTTCGTAGTTTTTCTGAAACTAAAAATCTGTCTTTTTCTGGATAAGAGTCCATAAGAAGTGCATAACCATCAATAACAGGTGCTTCATATACTGGCGCTTTTGAATTGATTTTTTCAACAATATCGTAAGCGCTATTTGGACGCTGCTTTAATGCTTCTCCAAGAGGAGTATTTACTTTTCTTTCATCAATATCAAAACCACATACAAATTCGATATTTTCAGCTTTATAGCCTCCAATATCTTCTCGCATCATGCCATTTGCTGAAGTCTGCTTTTCAGAGTAATATTGTACTCCTTCTACTAGGGACTTGGCGCAATTTCCTACACCAATAATACCAACTTTAATTTTGTTACTTTTGCTCATAATTTATTTTTATTATTTATACTTTATACTAACTTTTTTGATTTTGTTTCAAAATAAACTAAAAATCTTTTGCTTTAATTCACCATTGTCTTCACCTGTATCAAAATCATAATGGTAATATTGTCTTGAAAGATGAACACTTCCTGGTTTTTCCATATATTTGTCTGCAAATTCTTTTGGATGGGTCTCGTACCAGTGTTTTGGCCATTCTTTAAATTCCCAACCTTTTTCTTCACAAAGCCTTCTAGCAACTTGATTAAATGCTATCATGATTTCTGTTCTTGCTTTTTGAGTTCCAATAAATGGAGTTCCTTTATGCCATCCTGTTTTTGGAATTCTTCTCTCTTCATATTCAATTGGTAGTAGAGCAACAACTGTAATTTTTGGAATATCTAAAGTTTCAAGATGTTTAATATAATCTTCAGCAAGGGTTATTGCTGAAAACATGGGATCTTTTTGTCTACCAAGATGGTGTCTAACATCTATATTTCCAAAATATGAAATAAGATGCTTTGTTCCTTCTGGAATATAATTTTGCATTCCTTCTTTAAGAACTCCAAAAAGTGTTTTACCATCATTTCTAGAGATATTTGCTCCAGGTTTATATGCTGAAACTGAGTGACTATCACCCAATACAAAAGTATCAGATTCTAATGTAAGATCTATTGTTTTTATATTGTTTGAAATTTCTGAAAGTTTTTTAGTATCAAGTTCTGACCACATTTGAGAACATGACTTCATTCTGCTTTCTGCAAATTTACCAATATCTGGCATTTCTCTATTAATACAAAATATAGGACCTTTGAAATCTAATAGTCTTTGCATTCTCATTGCAGTATCATCTTGTGCTCCTCCAAAAAGATTATAACTTCCTTGAAATTCCATTGGGAGTACAATAAACCATGCGTCATAGTCGTGAACATTATCTGATTTTGTTAAGACATCACAATCTAAACCAACATGGTTCAACTGGTTTTTTAGCATGTATGTCCATGCAGATTTATGTGAGGCCTTCTTATTACTAAATGTAGTTACAACATCATCAATTGCAATTTTAGCCCATGTTCCTAATTCCAAAATATCATTTACTGGTGTTTTCATCTTTTTCGTTTATGTAATTATCTAATGCTCCGATATATGCAACCGCATCTAACAAATTATCTCTTTTGTGATTATAGCTTTCTCTAGAAAATTTAAGGGCTATAAGCGCCATGTACATTTCTTTACCTGTTACTTCTAAACCTGTCATTCCATTAAAAATAGATGCAGCTCTGTCCATTCCTTCTGAGAAAGGACCATACTGTCTCTCTTTTTCTTCTGATCGGTTATTAATGATTTCTTCTGCTTCTTTTAAAATACTTTTCATGATTCTTATATGAGGTTTTTTGATAAAGTTTAAATTGGCTTTATCTTATTATTATGCCAATATGCTTTACCATAACTTACTAAAATTTCTTCACCTTCTTTAATATCTCGAAGGGCTATAAATTTAAAAAACACATCTTCATGTGGGTGTCTTTGGATATTGGGCTCAAATGAGTGGTTATATAAACTACCGCACCCAAGAGCTAGAACTCTACGCATTGTTCTCGTATCAAGCCATGCATAATCTGTAAAGACGTGAGTTCCTCTTATAGGAAGAACTTTACATATTTCTACAACTTCATCTTTTTTAATAAGTTCAGTTGCAAAACAGCCATGTCCTCCTCTAGAAGACTTTTTTATTTCTATTTTAGTAGGGGGCTTATACTTCATCTTTGTTTTGGTTTATTTTATCAATAATGATTTTTACTAAATGACTGCAACCATTATATTCATAATCATTACCAACTTCATCTAACAGTTCATCTAATGAATCATTTACTATTTTTATTGCTTCTTCTTTATTCATCTTTGTTTTGGTTTTAAAATTTCATACACATCTTCAAGTCTTTCCATAGTCTTCTTACTAACTATTGACATATCAATATCTTCACGAAAGGTAAATTGTTTCTTTGAATTAACACTACCTAGAACCACCTTCTCACCTTTAAGCATTGCATATATTTCTTTACTCATCTTTTTTTTGGTTTAATCGGGTCTATAGAAATAGGTAAACCACTATCAGGGTTTGATAAACAAACATCTTCCCATCCAGCACCAGAACACCAAGTAGGTGGACAATACATTTGTCTTATAGTAGCGGTTTCTAACCATACCCAAACACCATCGAACCTCTTAGGAAACCATAGGAATTTAGTTACTAATCTATCTTCGTAATATTTAGGTTTTTTTACTCTCATCTTTGTTTTAAATTGTTATCAAATACTTTATTAATATCTTCAGTTAATATTCCTCCTTCAGAAAGAGGAGCATCTAGTAAAATCTTTGCCGTAGCTAAAGCCATACCAGATTCTCCTTCTTTTAACATATCTCCTAAAAGGCTAAGTTTCATATCTGCTGGTAAACTTAAAAACCATTGTTTTTCTGCTTCTTTCATTTTATTGATTTAAAAATGTTAATAATACTTCTTTCTCTGCTAAGTAAACTTTAGAGAACTTAGGGTCATTATCTACAATAGACTTTGTGTTATCTACCATATCTAGTTTTTTGATTGCTTTTGCACGTTGAGATACTAAGCCTAAACGCTGAGCCTCTAATTGCTTACGGGCTTTACGGTTTAGATTTGGAAAATCTTGATGTGTGTATACATCAGTTAAAGCAACTACCAAACTTAAAGTATCTTCAGCGTCAGCTTGACTGAGTGTTTGGTGCAAAAATGCCCGTAATTGATTGTGAGTTACTGCAGTATCTTCTAATACATCATGAAGAATAGCAGCATTTACCATGTTTTGGTCTCCTCCGTTATCAATAACCAATTGAGCTACTGCAATAGGGTGGATAATGTATGCATCTCCAGTATATTTTCGAAGTTGACCACTGTGTGCATCTGTTGCGAAGTCTAGAATTTTTGTATTAATTGTCATATCTTTTGTTGTTTTGATTATAGTATAAATATAATCATTTTAAACGACATAAAAAAATCTGGAGTGACTTTTTTTTAAAAAAGTTTTAGTGAACCGGGGAGGATTCGAACCTAACCAAGGTACTCTTCTATTTCGTTTAATATTCCAGTTCTTTCAATATATCCTAATGATGTGTTACATGGATGGCATAATATTCCTCTAACTTCTCCAGTAA